ATAGCCATATGAGTCATGGCCGTAGCGGACGCATCTTTCATCCTTGACGCTATGTAATTTTTTCCTGCTGTAACAACAAGATTAGGTATAATAACCTCATGTTTTACATGCCCGTCAGGTCGTGTAAGGGTAAGTTTTAATTCACCCGTAACCTCTATAGAATCATTTATCATGTATCCATCTCCTTTTAATGTGATCCAGCTCCCATCGGTGTTTCATTTAAGAAATGCCCGTTCACCCCATGAGAACCTGTTGTTGGTGAATCACTGGTATCAGTATATATAAAATTAACTAATAGTCCAGCGTTTACTAAATCACCGTAAGTTATTGTATCAGAGTTTACAACGGGTTGTCCAATTAAACCTGATGCTCCAATAACACCTGTAAAATCTTTAATTCCTGCACCATCAGTAGCAGTATCCCATATTACTGTGCTGTTTAGTAAACTGTCACCATTTGCTATCTGTGCAGAGTAGTCAATATTCCTAACTCTAAATCTATCCTGTGCAAATACTCTATTATAAAATCTTATGCCGTCTCTATTTTCGCCGCCGATATAATGGTCATTAAGTACGCCAAACTCATCATTCATTAAGTACTGCGTATCAGCCACACGAGACGTTACATTACTATCACCTATATGATAACCTCTAACTTTACCTGTTTCTGCACCATCAAACACAGAAACTATAGTTGGGTAGAGATAATCAGACTCACCTAATATTAATTGCGTAGTCAAACTTTCTGTAGCATTTACAGTATCTGTAGGGTTTAAACCTATAGTAAATGGGCCAAAACTTTCTGCCATTGTAACACTATCAGTTTTACCTGCTGGTGTAATGGTTTTAACTGGTGCGTCTGCAACCGTTATAGAATCTGTTTTACCTGCTGGTGTTACAGTCATTGCAGCAAGTTCTGCTATTGTTACTCCACTGGTTTTACCACCGGGAGTAATAGTTTTTGCATCACTTTCAGCAATAGTAAGAGTGTCAGATGGGTTCTTACCAATGTTAAAAGGGCCAATAGCTTGAGCCATTGTTATGCTATCTGTAGTGATTTTATTTGGTTGTTTTACTGGCGAATCAGCAACTGTTATGGAATCTGTTTTACCCGCTGGGGTTACAGTCATTGCAGGAGCATCAGACACACTGACCGGATCTGGATCGACATCAGGATCAGATAAGTCAAAATCAATACTGGAATTTATTATTTTATTTGGTGTATCAACAACACTAACTGAATCAGTTTTAACTATATCAACAGCTAAAACAGGGGTGTCAGTTATAGTAAGCGTATCACCAGAAACTCTGTCAACCGTAAGTGTCGGAGTTGAGTCAGACATTGTTACTGTCTGATTTGCTAAGGATCTTGTAGGTATAAGTTCAGTTGTAAAGCTAATGCTAGTAGCAGGCGCAGCAGCGTATTTTAAATTAACAAAAGTATTAGAAGCCGATACACTATTTGCTACAATAGTAAGAGATAGTAAAGTTGTTGCAGCGTATGTAAATTTTATATTGGCCATTAAAAGTTTGACCTCACTCTAAATCTTAATACATCATACACTGTCTGTAAGCTTCCATTTTGATCTACTACAATCTCTCCTTCGTACTCACCAGCATCTACATCAAGAACGTTACCAGAAAAATTAAATTGGACTTTACCATCTGATCCATCTGTAAGGTTACTACATGTTATAGTGCTTAAAGTAGACGTACCACCGACTGCTCTAAATTTTACTTTTACTACTGTACTAGCAGCAGATACATTTAAAGGTGCACTAGCAACATCATCCGTAAGCGTAATTATAATGCTTGGAAGTTCGTCTCCTTTTACTAATCTAATAACATCAGCCATAAATTACCTCACGCAAATCTTTGTGATTGCACCCGCATAGATGCTTTTGCTGCACCTAAGTTAGTTCTAGCTCTACGCTCAGATAACTTAAATGCAAACTGTTTAGCATGGTATGATGCTAGCTCTCTATCACTCCATGTTCTATCAGGTAACACTAAAAGATGTTGTAACGCTCCGTGCATTATAACATTCTCTAGTTCGTCTAAAAACTTTTTATCCATTTTTGTTGCTGTCCGTAATGGCTTTAAACATACAATCATCCTTACATCATACGTTTTACTATTATCTGGAATAGGAGCAACAGAAAAATTATCCGGATCTAACTGTGTTACATACATAGGCTCAGCTCTTTCATTAACAGATTGATCAGGCCACTTAGGATATATGTCGTATAGCTGTTCTATTGTTATTGGTTTTAATGATCGGCCATTTACAGTAGCAGTTAGAAACGCATGTATCTCTGCATCGTCTGGCCCTTCATAAGCATAGTCATGTGCGCCGGGGACTAATCTTATCTTAGGCTGCTCATAACGCCACGCTAGAGTACGTTCACACGCCTCAATAGCGGCATCACGAACATATTGCTCTATGACAGGAGTAGGACACCCGGGTACACTTGGAGAAAGTCTATTAACAATATCGAGGAAGCTTCTAGTTGTATATGTAGGCATTAGGCAACATCCTCCTCAGCTAGTCCGCCTCGTTCTGTATCAGTAATAGCTCTGCTCTGTGCAGCAACTCCTAAAGCCTGAGTGAACGAAGTCTGGAATAATTGTGCTCTGTTAGAATTAACATGCTCGTTATCTACTGACTCTGCTATAAATATAGTTGCGTCTATAACAACAGGGAAATAAGCATCAGGAAGTAAAGCAACTGCAGTTGTACCATCATATATAGGGGGAGTCTGTGCGTACTCCCCAATTAAAATTTGATTTGCAGGAGCTTTTGGGTATATAAAAAATTTGTTTGCATTACGCACATGCCGCATAAAATTAATAGCAGCACCTGCTGTTGTATTCATCCAAGTCGGTAGAGACTGATCCAGTATTTCTCTATTCGTCTCAATAATACCATTACCACCTTTAACAGAATAAATTTCTAATAGTCGAATTGAATCTGCAGGCATTGACTGCACTACAGCATCTGTGGTGGTAGGGATGTCAGCAATAATAGCAAATAAATCTGGACGCAGAACAGCAATACGTTTTAACGCTTGGTTAGCAAAACCTAACAGAATATCATCACTATATCTCTGAGGAGATAAAGTATCCTGTAAGATTCGCCTTACTTCTGTTACTACATCATTTAGTATCACTTCTTTTCAACCCATGCTTCGTTAATATCTGTTGTGCCTAAATCATCAGCTATGTAATGACCTTTGTTATCTCTAGCCCTAACTAAACCTTTACTTGCTTCTTCTGCTAGCTCAGGTGGTGTCTCACCTTTTGGATTAGGAATATCTTTTTCAGCTGTCTCTACATTAACTTTAGCAGGACGACCTCTTTGTTTTTTAGTCATGTGCTTTTCAGGAAATGCTTCTTCTTCAGAAACTTCTTCAGTAAGTGGATTTTCAGCTAGAATTTCATTCCAACCATAAATCTCACCATCTTTAATGTTTCTGAGCCATCTTTTAGTTTCAGTCATTTAAGAACCTACCTTTCTTTGTGCTAAGTTATGTGACTCTGTAAACGTTTTACCTTGTTTCATTAACTTAGTCATATAAATTATATGTTTCTTAGTATGATGTTTAGAATGCTTTTGTAAAGTTTTCTTTTGTTTATCTGTTATTTCTTTTGTCATACTATGTAACTCTCTTTACTTTCTTCGAACTTTTCTTCTGAGCCAAACGAGAACGTTTTTCAGAAGCCGACAGTTCCGAGGCCGTCTTGGGGGTCTTTGATGAAACTCGCTTAGACGGGCGGCAATAAGGGTAAGCACGACTCTCTCCCTTTTGTCTTCCGCACGGCTTGCCTGTTCTTACATCTACCCATTTTTCCTTAAACCATCTTTGTAGATTAGCACCAGCTTCTGTTTTTCTTACATTACCCATACTATTTCTTCTTCTTTTTACTATTGCCCCAATTTGCTGCACCAACTTTTCTACACTTTGCCAAAGCCCCTGAAGCATATGCGCTAGGCCAAACTGTGTAGCGAGCTTTTACCTTATGGTAACAAGCATCTTTTTTTGATTTTACTTTTGGTGCTGCCATAATACTACCACTTCTTACACGACCAATAACGAGCAGTCATCTTAGATGGTGGTCGTGAATCACATCCATGCCTTGCTCTAAAACTCTTTCGCCTTCCCGGCTGATCTTTTTTAATAGTCATGTTAGCATCGCCAAATCGAATGATTTTTTCTTTACCATTCTGACATGCTTTAACAACAAACTTCTTACCGCCCTGAACTTGACGTTTAGGTTTGTTACAAGCCATCTTAGACTTATCAATCGCCATAACTACTCCTGTATGAGTAGGGGGGCCTAAGCCCCCCTAGCCTTAACTTCTATGAACAATCAGCTACGAGTGCCCAAACTTTGATCTTTGCGGCATCAGTTA